GATTAGCAAATTCCCAACTAGGACCCCAGTTAAAAGTCTCTACATCAGCGGTAAGCTCTTTGAGACTTTCTTTAATTTTAATTGCTTCTTCTAGTGTCATGATTAAAACGGAATGTCATCGTCCCAGTCATCAGGAGTCACAAACGCTTTCACTGGAGACACCCAATTCTCATTATCAAAATTATCAAATACCATCTGATACTCACCACGCAATCTGTCTTGATTATCGCACAAAATCTCCACCTTGTCAAGTTCAGTCCATGGAGCATCAGGATACCAAACAGTCACATGTCCATTAGTATACGAACCTTCCCAAGCACCATTCACAACCCAAAAGTCAAAAGTTCCCATAACAGGCTCGTCCTTTGGCTCTACCAGGAGAGACGGTTTATCTTTAGTACCTAGCATTAAGCGCATTATACAATCTTGCCTAGGATTGTGTAGATCAGTTGATCTAATTCTCGGTCGTAGTTTTGTCCGTTTCGTCGCAACTGCCAAATCTTAGTTAGTAGTTCGTTGCTGTCTTCAGAGTTGTCAGAGCCAACCATATAGCCCCTGTCCTCAAGCTCACTGATTAGATCGTCAGTTTCGAACTCATTGAGATTGACATCAACTTCAACTTCTGTGTAAACGGTTGCATAAGTCATGAAATTACCTTTTCCTTTGCTGTGTAATCACTGTAAATTTTATTGCCATTTTTTCGAATAGCATCGACAATAGTTTGAGGAGTATGTTCAAACATATCCTTGATACATTCATAGTCGATATCAGACTCGGTTTCAAATGTGTAGATTTCATAACTGCGTTGATTATTGAATCTAGCCCGCATCATCATCATACTGAGATTAAACGGCATTTTATATGTTTCGTTTTTTAAGCCAGACATCATTGCATCATGCTCCATGTCGGTAATGTCAAACAAGCACTCAAGACCATTACAGTCCCACATGGCAAGAAACTTATTGTTCATTGTAGATTTCTCTTGGCTTCGGTGTTTTCGCCTGTTTCCAAGTCAATGCCCAGGGCTATGGCCAAACGCACCGCTTCTTCATCAGACAAGTTTTCAATGTCAAGCGGGCGACTCTTTTCAACAAACTCGCCGCTGGTAATCATTGCTGTAATTTCAGCAACAAATTCGTCGAGTTCTTCTTGAGTGCCTTCGAAGTTATCAAAACTGCCCGGGGCAAAAACGATTTTCAATTCCTTACAATCTTCAGTAGTAAGGTCTTTTAGCTTTTTATCTTTATCAACCATTTGCTTTCTCCTTGGTATGGTCCTTGGACAAGTTACGCAACATGTCGCGATGACGATATTCGTCTTCTTTTTTGGTGCGCTTCTTTTCGTCGCTTAGTCTAAGCATCATATCATATTCTCGAGCCCATTTAACACCAATCAACCAGACACGAATTTGCTCCAGCGAGCCTGTAAACAATTCTGCGTCGCGGCTGTAAATAGGCAAAGCATTTAAATCCTTGGGCTTAACACCTGCTCGGTCGTCAAACTCATTTCCACTCCAATTGCCATGCTTGGGGCTACAAAGCATTAGACCCAATCGATCCAAGTCTGCTTCTAGTCTACGAAGTTCTAACACCGAATTATATCCTGACATAATTACCTCTCATGCTACATAACATAGATCGTCAAATGTGCGTAGGCTTTCGCTACCGTCATATTCTTCCACAATAAAGCGAGTGCCTGCGTCGACCCACACTACTCGCAGATCCTCTGCTCCGCCCATGTAGTGGTCATAGCCCAGACTTTCGCAATATGCTTCAAATTCCGACAAGGGCATTCCTGCCAAGACCGCATCAACTAAACGGCTATCAAATAGCAAAGCCTCGCCTTCGCCGTTGTGTGCCCATGTGCTCCAGCCAGCACCAAAGCCAGGGCTGATTAAAACAGCCACCTGACCTTCTTCGTTATAACGCTTTTCAAATTCCATTACCAACTCGAATGATATTCAAACCACCAACCTGGCATTTCATGTGCCAATAGTTTTTCTAACCTTTCTTTAGTAGACTTTAAGTCTTCCCAATACCATTGATCGATATCTTTGCTACCAAAGAAAAACCCCGTTTGTGGAGGCAGCAAAGTATTTGCTTTTTTGCGATCCTCCAACACTTCTGTAATAACTGACAGCAAAGCTTGAAGCTGTTCACGACTTACATCATAGTTGCCGCAGTCGTCTACACCTTGTTGCACATTATCCACAAACCATTTATGGATAGCATTACTTTTGCGCCAGTACATGGCTTCTGCAACAACTTCCTTAACCCGGGCTTCACCTAGTTCAGGAAAGTTTTCTGTGAGCTTGTCTGCTAGTTCGCTTTCGTTATGCCAAAGAAAACGCTTGGCATTCAAATACATGTCTAGTCCCATAATTTACTCCTGTTAGATACTAAATTGATCTTTAAGTGCTTTAACGCAAAGTTCTTGCGAATGATTTCGAATTACATTATATTCGTTGCCTGCTACATCGTAGGCTTTGACACGCTCTTCGCAGATGTCTACACATTCTTTCACTGTGAGCAACGCTAGTTCTTTAAAAATAGGATCCAGTCTAGATTCGGTGGTCAAGTTATATTTTACTTGAATACGAGCAATTATATCATAGATTTTTTCGTTCATTCTTTAACTCCGAGTTCTTACAGTTCGTAAAATTCTATCAACATCATTCACAGGAGGTTCTTCAACTCCGAAATGTTTTCGAGCAACAAACTGAACATGCCAACCCTTTGTAGGACCTTCCTCATTGGCTCCGGCCCAAGGGCACATCTCTGGGAGGAACTGTTCATATTCTTTGATAATCAACTCGGCGAACTTTTCCATCAATTCGTGAAGTTGTTTGGCTTCTTCCATTTTGAATGTGTAGCCAATATCTTTATTAGCCTCATTAGCAAGTTCTATAATTCGTTCGTTCATTCAAATACTCCAGTTTGACAACGATGCTTATATTCTCTTTTGAGCCAATATTTGTATCTATGAAAGTATTCTTTTGACGAATATGTCACAGGTTGATGATAGGATTCCAATTCGTCGATGTGCTCGTACCAAATTCGCTGACACCAAACTCTAAATGTCATATCATTTTACCTTTCGCTTAATTACACGAAAACCCGACTCACGAGCTTCTTCAGCTTCGTAGTCTGTGTCTACAGAATACAAAAACAAATCCCCGTCCCACACTTCAAACATTTAGATCACCGCAATTAAAAATATAAAAAAAGCCGCAACAGGATGTCCGAACAACAAAGCCATCATGGCTAAGATAGTTCCAAAGAATACTTTGTCGCCGTTGTCCATATTAAGCTTGCGGCATATGAAACAACATTGTTTGATCGTAGACTTCTAACAAGTCAACATCACTCAAATCTGCGAGTTCACTTTCTGTGAGCTGAAACTTTGACATCAACTCTTCTTCGTCAAAAGCAAACAGAATATATTCTGTAATCAGTTCACGCAAGTTCATGCCGTCTCCTCCACGCTCACTTCTTCCAGCTTGGCGAGCTTAACGCTTAACAGCACATAAGGCCCGCTATAACTAGACACATACCAGTTACCATCAGTGCGGAGGATGTATTCAAATTCCTCGTACTGGTGGTTGGCTTTGTAGTCTTCGTAATTAGCAAACTTACGAGCACTTACACCATCCTCGCCGCGGTCGCGTCCATAGAATGTAGTCCAACCCGCTTTCTCTGCCAGCTCGTGCAAGGCAATGAGCTTGTCAAAGTTTGGGTTGTCTTCTTGAATTTCATACTTTGAGAAAGGGTGGTGCTCACCAATGTTCGGACCCAGCGAGCTAATGTCGCCCAGGTCGATCAGGTCACGAAGTTTAAAAGGATCGCTGTAGTGTTCAAACAGAATCTTGCCGTTATGTTCCAAATAGCCGTCCCAGTGGGAGTAGACTTGCTGAACAGTGCCGTCTGCGAACTCAAGTGCGATAGTAGAACGAGTAGCCATTTAAAACTCCTTTTGTTTAACGATGAATGTATTATACTGTCTAAACGAATTTATGTCAATTTTGACAGAATTAAAGAGTGTTCAGCGCAGGGCTGTACTCACGAGTCAGTTCACGCTCAAGAGCATGAGCTTCTGCTTTACCACGCACCTTTTCAACGAGCTGATAGTCAAACACTTCGGGACCAAACTTGCGAATGCTAACACACAATGCCCAA